TTGCTAAGAATTTGGCAAAAGATACGCAGATAACATACGAGCGCAGAATAACTCACTTCATTTCTTCTATTGGTTCAGAGAAGCCCGCAAGTTCTGTAGGGGTTAGGACACTAGATAACTATATGTATGAGCTTTCTACTACTGGAGTAAAGCCTATCACTATTGCAACTGATATGAGGCATATAAGAAGGTTTATCAACTTCTGCGCAAAGCGTGGGTATATGGCAGAGATGGAGGTTCCTATTCCAAAAGTAGAGGAAGAGATAAAGGAGCCTTATACAGAGGATGAAATGCGCGCGCTGTTGAAGAAGCCCGCAAATGCTAATTGGGTAGAGTTTAGAAGCTGGGTAATGGTTAATTACTTCTTCTCTACTGGACAGCGTTTATCTTCTGTTCTGAATATAAAAGTTAAAGATGTGGATTTGGCGGCGCGTAAGGTTAAACTAACTCACAATAAGGACAAGAGGCAAAAGTTCATGCCACTATCAACAGCTCTTGTGGATATTCTGAATAATTACATTTATGTGAGCGGGCTGGAACCAGAGGATTGGCTGTTCCCAGAATATGAGGGCGGCCAGCTCAAGAGTAGAAGCGCGCAAGAGGCAATAGCAAAGTATAACCAAAAGAGAGGAGTTAGTAAAACTTCTATCCATTTATTCAGACATACATTTGCGGCCAACTATATAAGGAATGGCGGCAACCCTGCTAAACTCCAGAAATTGCTAAACCATAAAACTATACATATGACAATGCATTATGTTAATCTATATGGTGATGACATTGCTTCAGATATAGATGTGTTCAACCCATTGGATAACTTCAAGAAAAAGAGAGTAGGATAATTCCTACTCTCTTTTTTTATGCTAATTAACACTGCGTAAGCAAGTACTTAGCCCATTGGCTTTAAAACTGTTTAACCTCATAAGGTTCTTAAAAAATATGTGTGGCTTGCTTCAACGCTTTCAGTTATTTTAGCCTATTTAACTGTTTGCGAAGTGGCTTGCGCTAATGGTTTGAGTTGCATCCCGCTCACATATCTTCTGACAGAGCTTTCACTTCTACCAGTTTTCCTCGCCACTTCCGAATATGTTCCATAAATCTTGTACAGACGATGAAACTCCTTCACTTCTGCGGGCGTTATTCTTTTTCCCGCCACTTACTTTTTTCCCTTTACATCTGCGGCTCTTGCTAAGTCGTTCTGAATAGCGGATTCGAAGTATCTCTTAACTTCTTCCTTATGGCTCTTTTCTGGCTGGCCAGCTTCTCTCAGAACCGCATTTGCTTTAGCGATATCTTCCCAGAAAGTTTTAGGGCAGATGATAACATCGTTCTTAGTGTCAATAATAATTCTCATTGGATAACTCCTTTCCTACTGGAATAATTTTGGTAATATTATATACCTCATGGGGTATTTTGTCAATTTATTGCATAAAATCGCTAATTCTTGCATAAAATGTGAGAAACTATGAATAAAATGCGAAATTCTTGCATAAAACCTTTGAAAATTGCATAACTGGCTTAATTCTAGTGAATTCTATGCAAAATGAAATAGAAAATTCAATAACTTGTAAGGGGAACTAAAAATTTGTTAGCAACAGGAAGAGTTAGGGTTCTGCGGGGGCTTATTTGGAAATTCAGAAAATTTTTGATAAAATTTTTGTAGAAAGTTGGACAAGAGTTTTTAAAATATCTTATTTAACTTTCATAGTATAGTGAGGGATTGGAGCATCTCTCATAATAAGTTAATTTTTTATTACAGTTGTGATTCGTGATAAAAAATACACTTTCATAAGGTATATGGTTTTATTTTGTTTTAGCCATTAATTTTCTAATTTCCTTTCTTTTTTATATCATTCGGGAGAAGCTTAACGGCTTCTCCTCTATTTTTTGAGAAAGGGTGGCACTAAAAAACCAAGAGATAAAGGAGATAGAGATGAATAGAGTATTAGATGAATGGATAAAAGCTAGAGTTACTAGCGAATTTAAAGAAATAATACAAGAGTATTGTATTAAAAACGATATGAACATTAGTGAGCTTATTAGAGCTGCATTAATTAGGTATATGGGGGTAAAAGAGGAATGAGAACAGTAGCAAACCAAGATGTTGTAACTGTCCAAAAGGAAAGATGTGATAGAGACAACTTATATGCAACTATCAACCTACAAGCCATGCATTTAGCTTGTAAGGATTTAACTCCAGTGCAATTTCAAGTGTGGTTATACTTTGCGAAGAACCAAGCTGGCTATACTTTCGCAGTAAGCCCTGCGGCCGCACTTGATGAGATGGGAATTAAGAAAGATAGCTTCCAAACAGCCAAAAGAGTGCTGAAAGAAAAGGGTTATCTAGTAGAAGATTTAGCGAAGGGTAAAAACCACTGGATATTCAGAGAAATTCCAGAAGAGGACATCATGTATGTTGTAAAAGTTTAATTGCGGGATATACCTATATGGTTTTTCCATATAGGGTATATGGTTTTTCCATATAGAAATAATACATATATTACAGGGTGGGCTATCGCGCCCACACGACTCTTAGTAATTATTTCATAATTCCGAGCTGCGCTCTCCATTATGAAATAATTACTTGGTGAGCCAAAAGGAGTAGAGATGGAAGAAAGAGTAGTAAAGAGAAAGAAAATATACAAGGTATATAGTACCAAGATAATAGAGTTTTTATGGGAGCATGATGTATTCCCGCTCAGAGAAGATATAGGTTATGCGGTTTATGAGAACACGCCGCAATTACAGATGCTTTTGGATTCATATTTTATAAGAACAGTATGTTTTAAAAATTATTAAAATTTTGAGGACACAAGTAGTTAATTAATATCTTTCCTCTTTCAAGTATATGTGAAGGAGGAAAGATAGAATGAATAATTGGAAAGCTGGGGAGAAATTATTCTCCTCAATTATGACAGAAAGAGGCTATTCTGTGAAGGATGTGAGCAGCGAACCGCAATTTTGGAAGAAGGATATTGATTTTGTTATAACTTCTCCTACTTCTGGAGAAACAAAGACATTTGAAGTAAAATGGGATAGCCGCATCCACAAAACAGGAAATTTATTTTTAGAAACATATAGCAACGGCGGCAAGGGCTGGTTCAAATATTGCGAAGCTGATTATATAGCGTATGGAGATGCGCGTTCCCGCCGTTTTTACATACTTCCACTATTGGAACTGCGGGAGTTGGTTGCTTCAAAGCGGTTTGATGTTGCCTATACTGCGGATTCATGTGGATATTTAGTAAATTTACAGGCTGTTAGAGATATTATGCAGCCATTATAGGAGGAAAAAGAAATGGCAGATACTTTAATTGATTTATGGATTTCAATGGCGATAATTACATTCACGGCCGCAATAGGCTTTTGTGTTTTATCACTTGTTTCTCTTGGAATCAAGTTATTTAGAAAATGGAGAAAGGATGTAAATAGATGTTAAGTTTTATTGGTGGAGCGGTTTGTGTTATCGGTTTATTCTTTGCTGGTTTTTATTGTGGTTCCTACTTTTTGGGCGTAGCTACTCGTGATAAAGCTGGGGAAGAGTTCTATAGAGAATGGATTAAGAAGCTTGGAAAAGAGTAAGGCCGTTTGGTTTTGTAAAATTTTTTTGGTATAATTTTTAGGTAGAGAAAAGAGCAAATTTATTGCTCTTTTTTTGTTTTTTGACTTATAGCAGAGTTCGAGGCAACCTCGGACAATTTCAGATAAATGATTAGAACATAAACGCAATTTCCATGAGAGGAGGTATATTAGCATGGCATTAAAACCAAAACAAAAAGCTTTGATAGAAGCTATCATTACTTATCCAGATGCAAATTACAGAGAGCTTGCGGCGATGGTAGGTATTAACAAAGATACTGTTACCGCTTGGAAGAGGCTCCCGCAGTTTCAAGAAGAATTAGATAAAAGAATTAAAGAAATTTGGAAGAGTAGTGAAGCTCTAGCAGTTCAGAACATGCGCAAGCTCGCAGGAGAAGGCCATTTCCAAGCTAACAAATACATACTCGATTCTCTTGGATATGCGCCAGCTCAGAAGATTGAAGCAGATATTAATACTGATATTTGCATCAATGTAGAAGAGTAAGAGGTGATGTTTTGCCAAACATTAACCTTAATTTAAAAAAGAGCTTATTCGTTCCTAAATTCTTTCCAATGCTGTTTGATTACAGCAATAGATGGGAGGTATATATGGGTTCTGCTGGTTCAGCTAAGAGTTATTTTATAACCCAGAAGCTGATTATACGAGCATGCAACGAACCTATTAAAATATTAGTTTGCAGACGAACCGCAACTACTATTAGGAATACTTGCTTTAGTTTATTTAAGGATATCTTAACTAAATGGCAACTATACCCTAAGTATGTAAAGATACGCGAGAGCGATTTTAATATTCGCTTTCCTAATGGTTCAGAAATTATCTTTACAGGCTTAGATGAGGAAACAAAACTACTTTCATTGAACAATATAGGCTGTGTATTTGTGGAGGAGGCATTTGAAGTGCCTAAAGAATTAGTAGAACAGCTTAATTTGCGTTTAAGGGGTAGAACCCAGAACCAACAGATAATTATGGCGTTCAATCCCATTAGTAAGAACCATTGGCTGTATGATTTCTGCGAGAAGAACCCGCCTTCTTCGTTTGTATTCATACATTCGACATATAGAGATAATCCATTTCTTAATGCTGAATATGTAGCTTCCTTAGAGGAGCTTTATAAGAGGAATCCCGCAAAAGCCCGCATATTCTGTGATGGAGAATGGGGTGTTGATGCTGAAGGTTTAGTTATTACTAATTGGCGTGAGGAAGAGTTCGATGAATTAGAACTTGCGGCTCGTGGTTATGAGCATCGCGTAGGAATGGATATAGGCTGGGTAGATAAGAGCGCAGTTATCAATACTTTATTTGATAGAGAGAATAAAACAATATATGTATTTGAGGAATTTTACAAGAGTGGTTGTCAGCTTTCAGAACTAGCAACCGCCATTAAGGGAATGAAAATACACAAGACAAAGATAAGTGTAGATAGTGCGGAACCGCGCAGCATCCAGTATTTCAAGACAGAAGGTATCAATGCTCTTGGATGCGCAAAAGGTAAAGATAGCGTTAAGGCTGGCTTAATGTTTCTACAGGATTGCTTGATAATAGTTCATCCTAGATGTAAGAACTTCAAAACAGAGTTAGAAAACTTTAGTTATATAAAGAGTAAGCAAACAGGAGAATGGACAGAAGATACAACGCATGAATGGAGCCATGCTATTGATGCTTGCCGCTATGCGTATAGCGATATCTATACAAACAATAAAATGAAAACATTATCCAAATCCGTATTAGGTTTATAAGAGGAGGTTTAAGGAAATTGTTTAAGATTTTTGATGGTAGAGAGTATTTCTACCAATGGGACATAGACAGAAAGCTGATTGTAAGTGATTCTTCAGTAGAGGAAGTTCATTTCTGCAACAGATTCACTAACTGCTCTCTAGTGATGAATACATACGAACTAGAAGGCGTTACTGTTGTAGATGTGCCTAATATCATTTTACAAGAAGGCTTAGATATTCATGTGTATGCATATGACGAAAAATACACCAAGTTTGACGATGTATTTAAGGTTAAGCCTAGAACAAGGCCAGCAGATTATGTATATACACAGGAAGAAATTAAAGTATGGGATGAGATGGAACAGAAAGTAATTCATCTCGAATACTTACTTGGAGAAAACGGCTTAGCAGAAGCTATTGCCGAATATATGGAGGCTAACCCTGTTCAGCCTGGAGCTTCTACTGAAGAAGCAGCTCAAATAGAACAGAATAAAACAGACATTGCGCAATTACAGGAGGCCGCAGCTACTCATGCAACTACAGAGTATGTTGATGAGGCTATTGGAGCTATTCCGCCAGTAGATTTTACTGGATATGCGACAGAAGAGTTTGTTAGTAAGAAAATTGCAGAAGCCCAGTTAGAAGATGCTGAGGCTGATTTAAACGCATACTACACCAAGAGTGAAGTAGATGCGAAAGTAAAGGAAACCGCAGATGCTATTCCTAGCATTGAAGGTTTAGCTTCTGAAACTTATGTAGATGAAGCTATTGCGGCAATTCCTCCAGTGAGCTTTGAAGGATATGCAACCGAAAAATTTGTTGAAGAACAGATAGATGCAATTCCTCCAGTTAGTTTTGAAGGTTATGCTACAGAGGAATTTGTGGAGGCCGCAATTGATGATATTCCAGAAGTAGATTTAAGTGATTATGCGCTGAAGAGTGAATTACCTTCTACTGTTGGTTTAGCAAGTGAGGCTTATGTTGATGAAGCCATTGCAGCAATTCCAGAGGTTGATTTAACTGGATATGCAACCACTGAATATGTAGATGGTGCTATTCCAGAAGTGCCAACCAAGGTTAGCGCATTTGAGAATGATGCCCAATATTTAACAGAGCATCAGAGCTTAGAAAACTATTACAATAAAGATGAGGTAGATGCAAAAGTTGCAGAGGTAGGTTCCGCAGTTGAAGTAGATGGTTTAACAATCATTCAGAATGAAGATGGAACTATTTCTACTACTATTGGAGGTTCTGTTATTGATGTTTATGGAAAGACATTTGCGGAATACTCTGGCGTAGAAAGAGGTTATAGCGACAGTGTAGGGTATGTATATAAGAATAAATTCGCAACAGATGATTCTAACTTAACTATGGATGTTGGAGAAGAATGTTGGTTTATTTATACACTTACTACCCATCCAGATGAACAGTTTATCATAAGAACTACTTATGACAAACTTGAAGATGAAATGTATTATTTTACAAATATAGAGCCAGATACATATGTAGATAAAGTTAGATTAATTTATACCGAAGGCTCTTCTGTAGGAGTAGTACTTCGTTTTTATGTAACTGATAACTTCGACAAAGAGAATGATAAGGTAGATTCTGTTATAATGTGCGAACCTATTACAAAGGGTGTTTCTCATATTAAAGTTGAGGCAGTTCCTGTTGATGGTTCTACTATCGTAGCTAATGAGAATAACACTATTGAAGTAAATAAAGAAATGTTCGCTACTAAGGAAGATATTCCTAGTTTAGAAGGTTACGCTAAAACAGAAGATATTCCAGATGTAAGTGGTTACCAAACCGCAGAACAGGTAAACGCAGCTATCACAGCCGCAGCTCCAGATTTAAGTGGTTATGCAACTAAAGATGAAGTTCCTAGTTTAGAAGGTTATGCAACTACAGGTTATGTTGATGAAGCTGTTGGAGGAATTGATATTCCAGAGACAGATTTAAGCAACTACTACACTAAGGAAGAAGTTGATACTGCTATTGGAGAAGCTGGTGGTGATGTTGTAATTCCAGCAATGCCTAAATATTTCAGTGATGGAGTATTAAGCAAAGCTGATACAACTTCAGACATTGAAGATATCTATTTTGAATTTGCAAATAACTTTAGAGATATAAGCGTTTCAACAGTAGAAGATTTTATCGCGCAGTTAGCCGCAGGTAAAGTTGTTTATGTACCTAGAAATACTTCATTCCAAGTAACTCAAGAAATGTTAGATGCTCAAGGTTGGGCGGCTCCAATCAGATTCCAAAGCACTGGTTATGGAGCAATGTCAGTGCCATTCACTGTTAGTAATGTTGATTATCGTTACTTCGTAATTGATGGCGGTTTATATTGCTACTATGACAAGAATGGTGATAATGCCGCAGGTAACTACATGGTTAAATACTTCAATAGAATTTGGTTTGATAATTCTACTTCTGGTTTAACTGCGACAGATATCCCAGCCGCAATTAATGAGTTAGCTGCTAAGGTTGCAGAAGCTGGTTCTGGTAGCGAAGTTGATACTTCTACTCTTGTTACTAAAGAAGAGTTCAGAAACAGCTTATGTAAAGATATAACATTTGCAAAACCTGTAGTATTAAGCAAATACAGCGATTTAGCTGCTGAACAAAGTTTAGATTGGTATGAAGTTGTTGATATATGGGCTAATACTTCAGATGAAGCATATGCAGAGCTGAAGAAAGGCCGCAGAGTAGCTATGGCAAGCGGCACATTTACATTTACTCAAGAAATATTAGATGAGCATGGTTGGAGTTTAGGTAGAGATTTCTATGGAAGTGGAAATTTAACATTA